GATTACCATAAAGTGTAGGAACCTTGGACCGCATTACTCCATTTGAACTTACTAGTTTTAAATTAAAATCATTGCTAATTTGAATTAAAGCTTCAGTAAATGTTACTCCATATTTAAACTGAACATATCCAAAACAATTAAATGTATGCTCAGGATGTCCAAAATCTTTGTATAGTAGATTACCATTATAATTAACTACAGACGCTGAAGGTTTTTTATCCTCTCTCAGCTCGCTGCAAAATTTCTTATTAAGTTCTATAAATACAGAACAGTAGTATTTAAATATGTCAAACTCTGTTATTTTTTCTAATATTGTGTCTGTGTGTAATATATCATTACTTGGTCTCGATGTTATCATAAGCTGTGTGTGTTAAAATTAAAGGGAGCCCGCCCCCAAGGCGTAAACTTTTTACTGTTAGCTCCCCCTAATTAATTAATTAAACCCAGTCTTTATTCTCATCATTAGATGAAAATGGGTCATCACCACCATCAGAGTCAGGAGTTACTACAGCTAACTCAGGTTTAAACTCACCCCATTGAAGGTCAGTAGCAAACTCTGCGTTAAATGATCCATACTCATCGTTTAATGATTTAACAAATAAATCATCTCTTTGTGGTTTGATTCTGCCAAATATCTTAGTATAAACTTGTTGATATTTACCATCTTTTACCCCTACTAATAATCGAACCTGGTTTCCTGCTAGTATTTTTACTAGTTCTTTTAACTCTGTTACATTCCCTTGTACTATTTTATCAATAGTTTCAAAGTATACGTCTCCACCTGGTGCTACATTAGCCCATGCTTTAACAAAGTTAATTAAAGTTTCCTCACCACCAAAAGCTTTTCTTGATGTCTCAGGTTTTTGCCACCAGTCATAAGAAGGATTACCTTCTGACCATGTAGATTGACCTACAGAGTTTAACCATTGAAATTTACCAGTTTTACTAGTTCTTGTTTTATTTTGCATTAAGACCTCCATTCTAGTAGTTAGATCTTCGTTCTTAACCCAAAATACAACTTTAAAATAGTCTTCACCATTTAGTTCTAAGAAATAATTTGGTTCTTGTTTTACTTTAATGTCCATAGCGTGTAGTTCCTGCATTGTAGGATTTACTGCTACTACATTAAAATTTGAAAGTCCTGAATAACTTTTAATGCTACCCATAACCTCTTGGTCTGAATTGTTGCTTGTTATAGCCATTTTATAAATTTTTTAATATTAATATTTGTGTTCATTAGCCCAATCATCTGCTTGAGATTCTAGTGACTCATTGTGCTTATCTTCTTCTTTGTAAAAGACTTCTTCCTCTGTTTTAGCATCATTAATAGCTTCTAAATTTTCTGCATTTTCTTCAGCTATTTGATCAACTAAGTTAGTTTGTCCAGGTAATACATCAGTATTAACTGTGTCGTCTACAAAACTAAAAGATAATTTTTTAACTCGTTTAGCTTTCTTACCTTTTAGTACAGGGTGATCAAACATTTGTTTAACTTCCCATGCTTCTAAACTGTATTTAGCTTTAATACCTGTTCTGTCAATACCATTTTCTAGATCTGTTATGATCATTGATGTAGTAATAACTTCAGGAGTCGTGCTTTGCACCTGTTCAGTAGTTCCCGTTGTTGGGTTTATTCTCGTTTCTACCATTTTAAATGTGTTTTTAAATTAATCAATAAATATTTTACTCCAATCAAGTTCCATTTCTTGGCCCTTGAGATGATCACAGCGCGATCCTGCAGTTATATCATCCATAGAATTAAAAGATACCATAGTAGTATCACCTTCTCTATAAATATAACCAATAGCATCAGCGTTAGCGCATGTTATTTGTTTAATCTTCCCTGTTAAGTCAAGATCTTTAGAAGAAACTTCTTTTCCTTTCTTATCTAACATCTTATCTTTGAGATGACCAACTAATATCACGTGATCTGCTAATTTGTTTAACCTTTCTATCCATCTTTTGAATGCTATTCTTAAGTATAGATAGCCAGCACCATTAGGAAGAGATAAAACTGAAATGCCTTTTTGATCTTTATCAAAGTTTTTACCCATAGGAGTAAGTTGATAGATCTTTTTGCCTTCTATTTCACACCATTCCTCAAGCTTAGTAACTGTATCTATAGCTACATACCTGTATGGTTTTTTGTTTTGCATTATTTTCTTACCAATTTCAGCAAGATCTCCTAGATTATTAGCTTTTAATTTTAAAGCTTCTATCATATCTGACCCTTCTTCCAAATCAATAATTAAACAATCTTCTAACTTGCTTAATGCAGTTGTTTTGCCTATTTTAGGCGGGCCATAAATGACCATGTTTTTAGGTGACTTACGTAAAGCACCAACCTTGTTTTTAGGTAATTCCATATATATATTATTTTTTGCGTTCTTTAATTGTAAATGTTGACATATCTGCTTCATAAGGTATCATACCAAGTAAACCATCACGGTTCTTTTCTATATGACATGCTAATAACCCTTGTGGTTCCTCATTACAGTATGTTTTTGTTATACCATAAATATCAAATGGCCTATTTAATATCATTACAACATGGGCATCTTGACCAATGCTGTCACCACCAAATAGATCTGTCAAGAGTGGCTGGTATTGATTTTTAGCTCTATGCTCTTGTTCTATATTTCTGTTTAGTTGTGATAATAATATGTTAATAACCTCCATTTTAGACTGCATCCACATGCAACCTTTAGATATTTCATTTAGTTTTTGTAGTTCTGAATGTTCATTTTGGCCTTTTATTAATCTAGAATGGTCAAACACATTAACTACTCTTGCGCCTGGAGATTTCATAAATACCTGTTCATTTGTTGCTTTAATAAAATCCATAGTTCTAGGAATATTATTAAAGAAAACAGGATACTTATTAAATTTCTGCACAGAATCAGCATAGTCTTTAAACTCTTCATCTTTTAATCTTGCCTCTACAGACAAAAGATCACCTAATTGTTTATTTACACTTTTAGATGCACTACGCATAACTTGTTGGTAACCTGGCATCTCAAAACTCCAATACAGCACTACCATATTTTTGTTTGTATTTGCATCTAATAAATCAAATACTAATTGATTACTAAATGCAGATTTACCAACACCAGGACGACCTGCAATAACATACATCTTACCACCTTGTAAACCACCTAATAAATTCTTATTAAGTCTTGGCCACTTAGTAGGGTATACATTACGCTTGCCGTTCATAGCATTTTTTACAATGCTTAATGATTGATTAACTGCCTTGTCTATTCTTTGAAAACCTCTGTCTTTGAATAATTCAGAGCTGTCTTGTGATTCTTCTGTCATCGTTAATGTCTTTTATGTTCATATCTTCATACTTTTCCCACGTATGATTATTTATCCAAGTTTCAAAATTTTGTAAATAACCTAAGTTGTCACCTTCGTGAGAAAGCTGCATCTTTAAGCAATGCATAACATGACTATGCAAATGCGGTTTATTACTTACAATCTTTTTATATTTATTTCTAGCTTTTTTATTGCTAGCTGCTTTTGGATCCTTTGCGTGTAGAACCCTTACACCACGTGTAGGGGATTCTACTTTGAAAGGGTATGCAGAACATAATTCTGCAAACATAGCATCTGTATCACTAACGAATAGATCTCTAAATTTTTGTTGTATAACGTGTTTAGTAACGTCTTCACCGTAAACAATCCACCCATCAGTTTCTAATCTGGGTGACACACGCAATTTACTAGCATACGAATATGCTTTTCTGTAAATACTATAAAGATATATATAATCGTCAGGACGTAAGCCTATATCCTGAAGTAAAGATAAGTCAATTTCTATTTTCATCCTAATTTATTTCATTTATTTTGTCAATCCAGTTGACATTAGTTAAACCTTTTACTGCTGATTTTAACCACTTTTCTTCTTGTGTGTCTTTTATATAAAGAACAACAATTTTACCTACTTTTTCTTCTTGAAAACGTAGTAATCGTCCCACACGCTGGATCATAGTTAATGATTTACTTGTTAGTCCAGATATAATACCATAGTCTGCATCAGGCACATCAAAACCTTGATTAAGTGCTTTAGTTGAACACAATACATTAACTTTTTTATTCTTAAAAGACGTTAATGCGTTTTCTTTTTGCTTTTTTGTCTTCTTAGAATGATATGCTAATGCAAGAGGTTCTAAAGATTCACAGATTTGATCTGTAAAATCATTAGCACCTGAAAATGTTAATACTCTTTTCTTTAAGTTAGATAATACTATCTTTTGTATTGCAGTAATTTTATTAATCGCAAAATCTACTATAGCTTTACGTTGTCTAATAGCCTTATAAAATAATACAGCCCATTGTTTTTCATGACCACCAGCATTACTGCTAGCAAGAATTCTTTTAGCCTCATTAAAAGCATCAAATTGTCCCAACTTATATTTGTAGTGAACAAACATGTTATTTGCTTTTTTATAATCTTTAGCTTCTTCTTCTGTCAATGTAACAGGTAAACAATAAATTTTATAAGGAGATACTAATCCTAACCCTACACACTCATCCAATGTTAATTCATAGGCTACAGGAGCAAGAGTCATTAACTTTGCTTTGTACTCTAGTTCTTCAGGTTGAGTTGCAGTCATACATAATAATCTATCACATGTATTGTTTTCAAAAAATTTAATGTGTTCTGTACTTAAACCTAAATGTATCTCATCTGCTACTACAATATTATAAAATTGATTTTGTAGTTTATATGCAGACTGATAACAAACAATATCAACGCGATCTAGCACATCTGAATATTTCCATTTATTAAATTCATCTTCAAACTGTTCTTGCAATTGTATGGTTGGGACTAATACTATTCCTCTAGCTGCTTGATTCCTTCTTAAGGTTTCACCTACAGCTAACACACCTACACGAGACTTACCAAATCCAGTACCTGCAATTACAGATCCTTTAAATCCAGCTTTAGCCCATGCATTTAGTGCTTTTTTCTGTTCTCTATCTTTTATTTCTATACATTTACTCATTGTTTTTTCCATCTTTTGTGTTTTTTAATCATTAAAAAATGCATTTGCACACCCAAGTGAGCAAAATTTTTTATCTGTGTATACATCACCACAGAAGGCGCAAAGTTCTTTATCAACTTGCTCCTGATACGGTTCTTCTTCCATAATTTACTTTTTTAAGTTTACCTTCTAATATTTCTACTCTTAATAACAAATTATTAATTACATCATAAACATCTTCTTCTACATATTCATTTTTATCTACTATGTTTTTAACATAATCAAATTGTATTCGATAGTCTTTATCAAACTGATAAAAACTATCATGTTGTAAAAGACTGTGTCTAACTGTAGCATGATCTTTATCAAAATAACCAGCTATATGTAACGTAGGCATTTGTAACCTTTCAGTTAACAATACATAGCACACACGCCTAGCGTCTACTAGATTTCTAGTTCTAGTAGCATTTCTTAATTCACCCTTTTTAGTTCCTAAAGCTTTACACATCATTTCAATCATATGCATAGCTTCTTTATATCTAGGATGACCTTTACTTACTTCGTATTTCATAATTTAAATTATTTTGACCATGTTTTAGATATGTGTGTATCTGCTTTTAATAGGCCGTTAGTTACTACAGTTTTAGCTGCTTGTTCCATTAATAGAGTCATTTGTTTTTTCCATGTTTTAGTGTAGCTGTTACTACAAATAGTATCTATCTGATCATGTACAGTCAT